ATTTTTATTATTAATAATGTCCAAATATACAAAGTCTTACTTATCCCCCAAAATTTCTTTGAGTTGAGAGAGAATATCTGTCTGAGTCTTTCCCCAGAATAGGTCGCAGGTTCCGTCCTCCTTGATTGGAGGATCTACAAAATAGCTTTGGGCGTATTCGTTAGCCGGTGCTGTAAAACGGTAGCACTTTTCTTTGTGGGGACAGATTGTCCCTGGGGGGTTACACTTGGATATATCAGGCATCTTGACCTCCGTAAGTTTCGTTGTAAAAATCTTCAAATTGAATTTCAAATATTTTTCTTAATTTTTCATTGGTAGTAACATTATCTAAAGCAGCTTCTTTCATCTGCTCCTTTTCCATTTGCTTGGCTTTTCCATAAATTTGTCCCATTGATTTATGAATTAAATCTTTATTGATTTTTTCAATTAACCATTCAACCGCTGTTTGTTTCTTTTCCATATCTACTCTATTGTCAAATTACTGTCCTGTAGTTCCTGGCGTATGTACTCTCTTATCCTGTAGCATACGTCCATTTCTTCTGGAGTGGCTTCTCCTGATCCTTCTATGGAGGCTCCGTATTTATGCACGCTGCGGAGCTTTTGGTCGAGTTCCCATAGGAGCATTTTGTATTTAAACCCATCGAGAGCTGTACGCAGTTCATCCGCCTCTTCTACTCGGTCAAATTCTATTGTTACCTTGCTCATAGCTTTTCTATTTTTCCTTCTTATTCATTTGAGAGAGTACCCATGTTAATACCTCTAACTTCAGCTCATCGGAAATGTCCTCACTAAAAGTCTTGCGGAGCATACGCTCATACACCAGTTGCTTCACTATCTTCACTAGAAGGGGCTGTTTTTATTGCGTTAAGGAAAGCCACAGCTTCTTGTTGGAACTCCGGGTCTTCTCTCATCTTATCAAGAGCATCATTAGCAACAGAACTTAACTCTTCGGTTAATCCTTTAAATGACTCGAGAATCTCTTCGTTGGTTAATTCCATGTTGAGTGCCAACAACTCAGTTAGTAGTTTATGGCACGAGAGAGCGTACTCTTGTACTGTCTCGTTGGTTACTTTTAATTTTTGCATTTTGTGTTTTATATTTCACAAATATACAAAAGTTATTGAAATAACAATTAATAAGTTTTCAACAATAGGGATTATAGATTTGGAGGAAGTTTATACTCCTCTCCGCTTTCTTTTGCGGCTTTATAGTCTTTAACGATGTCACACAACTTTATCTTCTTGTCCATCTCTGGACATCCTAGTTGGTGAGCGTTGTAGTAGCCACAGACTGGGCATTTGTATTTCTGTTTCTTCATGATCCGCAGTATAAGCAATCCTCGTCATCGTCTGCGATAGAGTTTGCCTCCTTGTTAATTTTGATTGCTTCCATTTCTACTTGAGCGTCTGTCCATGTTGGGTTGAACACTCTTATCTGCGACTTAAGGAATAGTAATTCGTTCATGATTATAAATTTTGGTTACACAAATATACGGAGAGAAACATATTTATATATCTTTGTTTTAGATAAAAAATTACACTATGGCAAAGGTTCAGTCAACTAGCACATTTAAGAAGAAACCGAAGGTCAGCAGACCAGGGGTAATTGCAAAGACAAAATGCTCTTGCTCTAAGAACTCTAAAAATTACGTTAAATCATATAAAGGTCAAGGACGATGAAAAAAGAAATGATTAAAAGAAAGGACGGGAGTACATCCCCAAGAGGACTTTGGGACAACATCCGAGCAAACAAAGGATCAGGCAAGAAGCCTACCGCTGCTATGTTAAAGCAGGAGAAGGTTATTAAGTCTCAAACCAAAAAGAAGAAGTAATGGCAACCGCTGCATGGACTCGTAAGGAGGGCAAGGACCCAAAGGGCGGCCTCAACAAGAAGGGTGTTGCTTCTTATAGAAAAGAGAACCCTGGTTCTAAGTTACAGACTGCTGTGACTACTAAACCATCTAAGCTAAAACCAGGCAGTAAAGACGCTAACAGACGCAAGTCTTTCTGTGCGAGAATGTCGGGTGTTCCAGGTCCAATGAAGGACGAAAAGGGGAAGCCAACAAGGAAGGCTTTATCTCTAAAAAAATGGAACTGTTAATAAAAAAATAGTATATTTGTGTAAATATTTAAAGAGATGAATAACGGTACATTAGAATTAGAAGAAAACTTAAACCTTGTTAGAATTAACAACGGTTCAGGGTCTACAACTGTTAACTTCCGCAAGTTGAAGTTTGTTAAGAGTGCTATTGTTCAAGGGGTAACTACAACTATTCCAAACACAGCCCCAACTCTAGCAAACGTACTTGCTGCAAACAATGGCTTAGACACAAATGTTTCTACATATTGCACGTCAAACTTTGCTTACGGAACGGACTGGGCAACTACCACTCGTTACATTTGCTACGAATCAAATCGTGATGTAATGAACGCAGCAGGTGTTGCCGCTACTTATATACACGCTCAAGTAGATGTCTACGAAATTGTCAAGTCGACTAACAATGCATTCTAAATAGAATCTCTATTCATAAAGATAGACTTTATAGACTCGTAAGATAGTTTGAATAGGCGTGGATTTCCCATGCCTATTTCTATTACAGCATATTCTGGGACCAACTCGTCAACCTGACGTATAGACATCACGTCCCGAATGTCGAACATGGTCCTAACTAATTGCTCTGTCATAGTTAGGTCGAAGAAGTCCACCCCTCCAGTATTAGTTAAAACCTCCATAGCCTCGATGTAATAGCCTTTAATCAACATTTGGTCTTAGGATATGTCGAATTAATCTTCGTAGGTTCTTTGCGTCTCTATAGGAGAGGGGGATTAACTGCCTTCCCTTGTCATCGGTTATGGCAATATCCACCCCTGCGCCATTGGCCCATTCAGAGACTTCCATGAACTTTCCTTCCTCTTGATCGTGGAAGAAAGTCTTCTTAATTTTTTTTGTGTACATTTTCTTTGAATTTTAATAGTTGGTGTTGGTCTAATACATACGAATCTCCTGTGCCAAGGTTACGGACGTTCTCATCTTTTTTAATGTCATCCGAGCGAGAGTATCCAGCAAAGCGAATTGTGTAGTCATCCTCCACTATGGCTAGGACATATATATCCATCGGCTGAGAGTTTAACTTAATAATCATACGGCCTTGGGGAAGGCGAGTGCTTTTGATGTCTACTGTCAAGTTATTGTAGACGCAGTCTGGCTGACCTGCCGTATCGTCTCCAAGAGATAAACCAAAGTGTATGTTATGCCACTTGCAGAAGGCGTACTCCGAAAGACAGCCGTCAAAGTCTATTTCAAAGCCAGACTTATTTACTGCGAATTTTTGGTCTACTGTGTTATTACTTCTGTTGAAGAAAGACCTTGTCGAGGCAATAGTTCTCAAAAAGTGAACTTCCGATTTGTTTAGTTTAATCGTCATGACTGAAATCCTGTTTCATTGTCATCACCTCCAAAGTAGGAGAGTATTACTATTATCGCTGTTATGATTACAGCTGCCATTAGAAATTTATTCATTGTTTTTTGTTTTTATTGACATTGTTCTGTTCGTTAATTAGTTCGCTTACCTCTTGAATTCTTTTTCCAATCCAAGCCATTACAGGTACAGCCATTGAGTTGCCAAGTGCTTTGTATCTTGGTCCATCGGGAGACTCTTCCTTTTTTCTGTATGGAATGTTTGTAAAGTTGTCAGGGAATCCTTGCAGCCTCTCACACTCTACAGGAGTAAGTCTTCTAACCTTAGCGTTTTGAATTGTGCCTCCTGTGTGATTAATATCTGAAGCCGATGATGATAAGGTTTGAGATGTCTGCTCGTTGATGCTCATGTTGTACATATCAACGGCAATACTTTTTTCAGAAACAACTAAACCCCTTCCATCTGTCATATCTTGATTACAGAACCCTTTATAATCTCTCGCTTGTAAAGTACCTACTGTCTCAGAATCATTTGGCGGCAACCATTTGGTTTCTTCAAACAACCATTGATCCGGTGAGGTCGCTATGGTGAAAGACTTCTCCTCACTTCCAAGATAACCCTTTCCTGCTGACTTACCAACAACACCGCCTTGTGTTCCAGAGTTCTCAGAAACACCGCCTCGTACTTTAAAACAAAGGGCAGTCCTTTCTTCATTCTGAATCACAGCGGAGAAGTGTCCCTTGTCGGGCATATATTGGTCATGGCAACGAGTAGTTAAACTAGCGGCAGTTTGTCCTCCGTCCCACCATTCTCCTGACTCACTGTTGTCAATAACGCTTCCCTCAATCTCTCGGGTAACTTTTTGCCTCTTACTTCTGCTCTCCGCAATATTCCTGCACAGGCTTTCGGACTCAAATAGAACCGCTGCGGCAGGTCTCCAGTCTCCAAGATATCCGATAAGAAAGACTCTTCTGCGTCTTTGTGCGACTCCAAAATGTTGAGCGTCAAGAATTCTGTAGGCGAACCCATACCCGAGTTCCCCCAACGCCCCGAGGAGGGAACCAAAATCTTTTCCTCCGTTACTTGACAAGACCCCGGGGACATTTTCCCAAACAATCCACTGGGGTTTTGCCTTGTCAGCAATGCGACAGAATTCAAGGGCCAAGTTGCCACGAGAGTCTTCCATTCCTTTTCTGAGACCTGCGACTGAGAATGATTGGCAGGGAGTTCCTCCAACAAGAACATCGATAGTTGTTTCATTAAATATAGGGTTTGAGTGAATTAAAGTCATGTCTCCAAGATTTGG